GTTTGATGGGACAAATGTGACTGCTCAGATAGATACTCGTTATGATGGCTCTAAGGTCGATATGCACTTTGGCAGTCTTTTCAGTGGAGGGTACAACACTACTTCAAGAATGGTAATAACGGGTTCAGGAGAAGTTGGAATTGGAGTTGAATCGCCAGACTCTAACCTTCACATAAAAACTTCTGTAGATAACAGCGTAGCTCAAGGTTTAGTTATTGAGAGAAGTGCAAACACTGATAAAGGTTATATTAATTACAATGGTGGTGCTTTTCAATTTAGGTCAACAGTCGGAGATCCGATTGTATTTGGTGAAACTGATAGTGAGCATTTAAGAATAGCACCAGATGGAAAATTAGGATTGGGGACTTCATCGCCAGACTCAAATTTTCAAATTATGAACAATGACGGCAGTTCATACAGATTTGGTTATGGTGGTTCATCAGATGTTTATTTAGATGCTGATAATGTGTATTTTAGAACTGATAATGGTGGTTCAAATACTGCACGTTTGACACCTGGACAATTTTTAATAGGTGCAACATCTAGTTCTTTTAATGATAATTTATATTTAAACAATTCTGGATATGCTGTAAGTGGGTGGCGAGTAGGAAGTTCTGGAACTTATGTTGGTAAGATGTACAACAATGGTGGCAAACTTTCATTAGAATCAGATGCTAGTAGAGATATACAGCTTGGTAACGCTACAAATCCCGACACTATATATATTGATACATCAGCTCAAAATGTTGGTATTGGAACTACATTGCCAGAAGATAAACTTCATCTTAGCGGTCATATACTTCTTAATAATGCTTATGAATTAAGGCAAAAAGATACTAGTGGAAATATTAAAACAATCACAAGAGTAAACAGTTCTAACGAATTAGAGTATGGTTGGTCAGGTGGTGTTGTTAAATTTATGGGTGGTGGCTCATATACTGAACGTATGAGAATTGATGCAAGTTCAGGAAATATTGGAATTGGAACTACATCGGCAAATTCACCTTTAGAAGTAACTAAATCAGTAACATTTAACAGTATTGATACCTTTGGGCAATTTGCTATTAAAACCGCTTCAGGTGCTACTGGCGATATGCTTAATTTTGGAGTAGATGGTGCTGATAGTTTAGCGTTTTTACAAGCACATGAAAAAGGCACTGATTTCATTCCTTTGGTTTTACAAAGATATGGTGGCAAGGTAGGAATTGGAACTGATTTGCCAGTATCAATTTTTCACACAAGAACTACAGATGCTACTTCTAATAATAACGCTGGTGGTGGTTTTTCTTTAACAAGTTCATCAACAGCAGGTAGCAGAAGAGCTTTAATGTTTTTGGATGCAGACAATGGAAACTTTGGTACAAGTTCTGATGGTGCATACGCTTACATTGAAAAGAAAGGTGATGGTGGTAACCTAAATATAATCAACCAAGACACAGCTAACATTGATTTAATGCAAGGTAGTAATGTCAGGCTTAGTGTAAATTCATCAGGAAATATTGACATACATGGTAGAGAATTAATCCTTGATGCTGATGGCGATTCTTCTATACAAGCAAGTACTGATGACGTTATACAATTTAAAACATCTACTAACGAACAAATGCGAATTAGTTCTGGAGCTGTATTGATTGGTAAAACAGCATTAGATAATACAACTGCTGGAGTAAGATTAAATGCAAGTGGTCAAGCTACTTTAGCAAGAAATGGAAGCTTATTGTATTTAAACAGAAAAACAGCTGATGGAAATTCAATAGAATTTGCAAAAGACAATTCTTTAGTTGGAAGTATTTCAGTAACAGGTTCAGCAACAGCTTACAACACTTCCTCAGATGCCAGACTTAAAGATGTTACAGGTACAGCTAGAGGTTTAGAAGTTATTAATGAACTTAATCCAGTAGCTTATAATTGGAAAGCTGACGGAAAAGCTGATGAAGGTTTGATAGCTCAAGAAGTTAAAGAGCTAGTACCTAATGCAGTAGTAGGTTCTGAAGAAGATATGTACTCAATGGATTACAGTAAACTGGTAGTGCATTTAGTCGCAGGTATGAAAGAACAACAAGAACTAATAGAAGATTTACAAACACAAATAAATAACTTAAGAGGTAAATAAAATGGAATGGGATGTAAAAACTGTAGATGTGTACCCTACAAAAGAAGATCATAGTAATGTGATCTACAACGTACACTGGCGTGTGTCTAAAACTGAAGGTGAAGATGAAGAATATTCAGCTTCTAGTTATGGTACACAAACTTTAAATACTGACGAGCTTGGTAGCTTTATTGACTTTGATAAAGTAACCACTGAAGAAGTACAAGCATGGGTTATAGCTGCTATGGGTGAAGAAGCAGTAGCTGAATTAGCAGCTAACTTAGATGCTCAGATAGCAGAGCAAAAAAATCCTACTTCTGAAACTAAAACGATTGGTGAATAATGGATTATTTTTTGATTTTAGGTTTTGTTATATTTTTTATAGCAGTGTATTTAAAAGTGTCTGACCCAATAAGATATAATGAAATCAAACAAAACCTTTTAAATTGGTTCAAAGAATAGTTATAATATTTTTTTAACCAATAAAAGGAGTAAATAATGACAGAAGAAATAATAGAAAATAAAGAACCAGTAATAATAACTTTTAACGAAGTAGAATATCGAGCAGAAGATTTATCTGATATGCAAAAAGATATTGCTATGAAATTAAATGCATCTGGTAAAAAATTAGCAAGATTGCAAGAAGCTTACGATGATTATGTAATTACAAATGATTATAAAAACATTATGATAAAAGCGTTTGAAGCATCTACTATGGAAGTCGAAAATGACGAAGAAGAAAGTAGCACAGAGGACAACAGTTAATTCTGTAGCCAACGCTTTAGATACACACGAAGCAGTGTGCCAACAACGATGGCAAGAAAACTATCGTAGGTTGGACTCTATAGAAAGTATGATTAGCACTAACAATCAAAGGTTGTGGTGGTTTGCTGGTATTATTTTGACTTTGTTAATGTCTTTAGTAATTAAAAGTTTTGTATGATTCTTTATACAGAAGCACAACTTGATAAAGCCTTAAAAGAATTTAACAAAGTAAGATTAAGATCAGGTATGGCAATGGTAACTATAGAACAATATAGACCCTTGTTTGAAAAAAATATGGAAAGAGAGTGGTTTGAATGATAGATCAATTAATAGCACCAGTATCAAAGATCGTTAATAAGTTTGTAAAAGACAAAGACCTACAAGCTAAGTTAGATCATGAACTAAATACTTTATTTCACGAAGCTAATTTAGCCCAAGTAAAAGTTAATTTAAAAGAAGCCGAACATAAGTCTTTGTTTGTTTCTGGTTGGCGACCCTTCTTAGGTTGGTCTTTATCTTGTTTATTTATTTATGGTATTGCAGTTAGAGATATTTTAGATATGATTTTTAAAGCTAATGGTTTAGAAATACAATTAGTTGAATTTGACATTGGTACTCTAACACCAATTTTAACTGGTATGCTTGGTCTAGCTGGTATGAGATCATACGAAAAAACTAAAAATGTCCACGCTAAATAATTTATGTTTGGTTTGTTTAAAAAGAAAAAGAAAAATGTTAAGTATAGAGATAATGATGAATTGGATGCTTATGTGCAGTATTCCGATTTTACTGATGTCTTTAAGGTGGCAGAAAAAATGAACGATGATATTGGTGTTACTCCAGCTTTAAAAGAAAAGTTAAAGGGTAAACTTAAAAATGAAGAAGGCTATGAATATAGACCTTATCATTGTAGCGAAGGCAACTTAACAATTGGTGTAGGTCGTAATTTAGAGAGCAAAGGCTTAAATGTAGCAGAAATAGATTTCATGTTTGAAAATGATATTGCAGACGTATTTCTAGATTTAGATCGTGAACTACCACATTGGAAGTATGAACCTTTTAACATTCGTTTAGTGCTGTGTGATATGTGTTTCAATTTAGGTATTAAAGGTCTAACCAAATTTAAGAAGTTTTTAGAAGCTGTGGAAGATGCCGATTATGAAGAAGCTGCCTTAGAATTAAAAAAATCTAAATACTTTACTCAAGTACCAAACAGAGCTAAACGTAATATTAAATTGGTGTTGAGTGTTATATAAAAAAAGCCACCAATGTAGGTGGCTTTAATTTAATAATTTTCTTTTTAATTATTTTCAATTTTAGAAAGAAGTCTTTCCATTTGATTTTGTTTAATTTGATCTACTAAAGCTTTAGTGAAGTGATGTTTAGCTACTCTTATATTTGTTGCTACTTCTTCGTAACTTCTTGCCTTTTGATCTAATTCAGCTTTTATAGATTTTTTTAAATGTTTGAGCTGTTTATCATTAAGTCCTTTTAAATTAAACATTTCTTCTAAATCAATCTGAGCATTATGACCACATTCAATTTTATAAGATTGATCGTAGTCAAATAATTTTTCATCTTGTATTTGTTTTATTGTTTTCATAATTTTCTCCTTTTTTATAAATTATATTATAAATATACAGATACTATTATAAATTACAAGTATTATTTTAATTATTTTTCAAGTTTTTTTATACTAAATCTTCTTTGTGTAAAAGCTTCTTTTGCTGGTGTTACCTTTGTCTTTTCTGGTTGGGCTTTGTAATTAACAGTTTTCCAAACTACTTTATGTGTTTTAGAAAAACCTTGTTGCGATTCACCTATTTCTTCCATCAACTTAGTCTTAGAATTCTGTATTAGATCAGTTAAATCTTTTTGTTGTCCTTCCCAAATTTCAATATTATCTATGTGTTTTTGTGCTGTCTTAGTTAGTTCAGTTGTCTCCCCATTGTCTTGAGGATTGATACGAGCTGCATCTTGCGTATCAAAAGGTGAATAATAATCACAGTTAGCAATTTTATTATTGAACTCTCTTATCTTAGGTTCTAACTCTTCTGCTTCCCAGATTAAATCTCTTTCGTAGAAATAACATCTAAGATCAGTA